GGTGGTGACGCCAGCGGTGGTGACGCCAGCGGTGGTGACGCCAGCGGTGGTGACGCCAGCGGTGGTGACGATCAAGGAAGTGGTGGTGACGCAACTAGCGATAGCGAAGGACCCAGCAGCGGCGATATGGGTGGCAGTGAAGGGGAAGGCGGCAATGATAATGCTGGTGCGCCAAGTAACGCCCCTGTTACAGAAGAAAAGCCCGAAGAAAAGCCCGAAGAAAAGCCCGAAGAAGTTAAACCACCACGACCAATGCCGCTTACACCGCAGAACATGGGCACAAATTTGGGGTATGACTCAATTCCAAATGCAACATTTACCCCTGCGGCACCAACAGCATTACCTCCATCAACATCATTTCAACAATTTGCTGGTGGTGGTTTAGTAGATGCGGCGTTAAAGAAAGTATCCAACAAGTATACCGACACTGGTTTGCCATTGAATGCTATGGAAATATTGAGTAAGATAGCTAGAACTGGTTAATCCATCACGCACCAAGGGCACATTATGGCTTACGATTACCACAAGGAAGCTAAGGCTTCCCGCGCCAAGAAATTGAAATCATACAAATCAGCTAACCCACATCAGAAAGTTGATTCGTCTGATTGGACCCCTGCCGAGCCTCTGAATACTGAGGCAAAGACAGGTATGCGCCCTGTGTCTCGTCGCCAGTTTAAGCGTGGCGGCAAGGTTCTGCATAAAATTGAAGGTGCACATACCAAAACCCGCCACGATCGCAAAGCTCGTAAGAGCGGTGGCAAAGCGGATGGCATGCCTACGGTTGATCGGTTTATCAATAAGGATATGAAGAAAGCCAATGAGTACCGTGATGGGGAAAAGCACGTTGGCGGCATGAAAAACGGTGGCCGCGCCCACAAAGATATGGGTGGCGGGTTGAATGCTATGGACCCCATCATGATGGCTGGGAACCGTCTTAATTCAATGAATGCATCGGGTAACACTGGCGTATCTGGTATTACCCCCGGCATGCCCATTGGCGCGGCTGGCAAAAGCATTATGCGTATGAAAGGCCTTGGCATGAAAAAGGGCGGTCATGTAGATCACCCGGATGAAAAAGCCGATAAGCAGCTAATTAAAAAAATGATTAAGCCATCTGCAATGAAGCGTGAAGAGCACTGCGGTGGCGGGATGGCGATGCCAAAAAAACGTGCTGGCGGTAGCGTATTCTCTGGCAACAGCAAAGAGAAAATCCCCGGCGCAACTGGTGGCCGCAAAGCTCGTGCCGATGGCGGCAATAATGGTGGCATGCGTTCTGAACGTACAGATTACGAAAAAGCTCGTCGCAATTCTGTTGACGAAGGCATGGATTTGGATACGGACAGCCAGCACACGCAGGATACGCTGCGTAAAGCGGTTCGTAATTTTGAAAACACCGCCAAGGAAACTGGTTACTCAAACCTTAAACGCGGTGGCCGCACCAAACATGCATCTGGCGGCAAGGTTGGCAAGGGCAAAACCAACATCAATATTGTAATTGCACCGCATGGTGGGCATCCGCAGGACCAGCAAGCCCCAGCAGGCGGCATGATGCCTCCGCAGCCCGTTCCAATGCCAAATAAACCGCCTATGGGCGGCATGCCAATGGGTGGAATGCCAATGGGTATGGACCCAAACTTGGCACTCCTTGCCGCTAAAGGTGGTGGTGCCGGGCCTCAACCGCAGCCTCCTATGCCTATGCCAATGGGTCGCAAGGCGGGTGGCCGCGTTCCTGCCACGCATGTGATTGATAATGCCGCTGGTGGTGGCTTCGGTCGGCTTGAGAAAATTAAAGCTTACGGGCATAAAGCTTACTAATACTACTAACTTAGTGTAAAACTATTTGTGGGGGTGTGACTTTAACAGGTCATGCCCCCATTTTACTTGCGCCATACTTGGAGAAGCGCAATGAAACAATATGATTCGGTAGTAGCACGTGAAACCGCAAAGCAAATACATGAACTCATCAACAACATTACTGATGCAGTTGTTTGCGGACATTATAGTGAACGGGAATATGCCCGTGACTGCGGGTTAATAACTGGCCTCAAGCGTTCCCTCGAAGTTTTGGATGATGCCGAAGTGTACATCCGCACTGGCAAACACATATGGGAAATTGAAGAGGAACAGAACAAAAATGCCATATCGTCCTATGAAACATAATATCGACCCCAAGAAGATACTTCTTGATGAAATGGGCGATATTTCAAATGTAGATATCTATAACAACCAAGTTTTGGTGGCTGTTTACTTGCGCCCAGAACAAACAGGCTCGGGTATCTTTTTGCCAGAAAAGAACCGTGATGAAGATCGCTATCAAGGCAAGGTAGGGCTTGTACTCAAACTTGGCCCCAATGCTTTTGGCGAAACAAACGACAATTTTTTCAATGGTGTAGACGTAAAACTCAGTGATTGGGTCTACTTCAAACCGTCTGATGGATGGTCCATCACGGTTCATGGTGTCCTCTGCCGCATTCTCGATGACAGTTCTGTCCGAGGCAAAATTGATGCGCCGGATGTTGTTTGGTAAGGAATAGATGATGTCAGATGAAGATAAAAAAGACGGCATTGAAGTTGTTATTGAAGCCCCTGAAAAGGAAAACGAATCAACTGCCAATGAAGTTCCGTTTGAAAAAGGCATTGAAGCTCTCAAAGCCCAGCTTGAAGAAGAAAAGCAAAAGCGTTTTGCCGCAGAATCAGCAGCGCATGAAGCTGCTATTGTCGCTCAACAAGCTAAGGTTGAGGTTGCAGATAATGAAATGCACCTTATCAACAATGCAATTGAAGCGGTTAGGCGCAATGCGGATCTTTTAAAGCGTGAATATGCGGAGGCGTTGTCTACTGGCGCATACGACCGCGCTGCTGAAATGCAAGAATTGATTGCCAGCAACTCATATAAGCTTTCAAAGCTTGTTGACGGCAAAGACGCATTGCAAAATCGGCCTACTCCGGTTGCACCAACCATTAATGACCCGGTTGAACAGGTTGCATCGCAGCTATCTCCACGTTCTGCGGCGTGGGTTCGGACGCACCCTGAGTATGTCAAAGACCCAGTAAAGTATGAATCAATGCTTCGGGCACACAATGTGGCCGTTGCGGAAGGCTATTCGCCTGATTCGGATGCTTATTTTCAGTTTGTAGAGAACCGCTTGGGGTTTCGCAACGAACAGAAAGCAGAAACAGAAGCGGATCATACATCAACTGCGGCAAAACCTACGCAGAAACGGCAAGCTGCACCTGCTGCACCGTCTTCCTCGGTGGCTGGTAGCGGATCAGGGCGAACATTAGTTGCTCGTTTGTCTGCCGAAGAACGTGAAGTGGCAGAAATGTTGAAGATGACACCTGAAGAATACGCAAAAAACCGCGAAGATTTGCGTAAAGAAGGCAAATTGAACTGATTGGAGAGTAGAAATGGTACAGAGAAAGAATAATTTGCCTTCAGAGGCAACAAATGAGGTTGAAGCAACTGCTGAAACCCCAAAAGTAGGCCGCACGGTGCGTAAAAGTGCAAAAGACCGTGCAGCAGAAATCCGTGCAAACCGTGGTGACGCTGATATTGAAAGCGTAGACCGCTATCGGGTTGATCACCTCAACCTTGACCCCGAATGGACCTATGAATGGAAGCGTAAAACCCTTCTTGGCAAAGAAGATCCATCTTATGAGGTCAGTTTGTCTCGTGGCGGGTGGGAACCAGTGCCTCTGGACCGCCATCCAGAGATGATGCCGCTTGCTCACAAGGGAAAAACCATTGAAGTTGATGGCATGATCCTTATGGAGCGTCCAAAAGAACTGACAGATGAAGCCCGGCGCGTTGAAGAACGCCGCGCAAAGGCTCAGGTTCGCACCAAAGAAGAACAGTTGCGCGAGACGCCTGCTGGAACCTTGTCCCGCGATGCTGACGCCCGTATCAAACCAAAGATTAGCAAAAGTTTTGAACGGATGCCTATCCCAACCGAATAATACTTGACGAATACTAAGTGGGTGTTGACAGTTGTTTGATACCCACTTATAACTACCTGACTAATCACGGCCCCGGGGAGCCGTAATCACAAAATTACTTAGTTAAGCTGTGCTCGGCGCAACAGTGATGCTAGCTCCCCCGGAGATTCCGACATGGCGAACGTATTCGCGCCGAACGGTTTTCAGCAGTACCAAGGTACTGGTTCCGCTCCAACGTATGAGCAGACACAGCTGATTATCGCGTCCGGCAACACTACACCGATTTTTTTTGGTGACCCTGTAGTCCAGTCAACTGGTGCTACTGGTCTTGCCACTGGTTATATCAACCAAGCTTATGGCCCTATTGCCCTGACAGTGGGCTCCACGGGTATTGCTACTAGCTCGGCTGGTACCATGACCGTTACCTTTACCGCTCCTACCACCTCGACCAGCGGTAACATCTACTCATCCCCTAATACTTGGGCTCCTCCCGTTGGTTCGTACATTACGATTACGGGTTCCACGACCTCTTCGGGCGTTAACCTAAACGGTACTTTCCAAGTTACCTCTTCGACCACCACCACAGCAGTTGTTGCTGCTTACGGTTTGCAGACCCCTAGCGTCACTTCGAACGCTTCCGGTACTGTAACCTGCTACGTCCCAGTGGCTGGTGTGTTTGTCGGCTGCAAGTATCTCTCGACTTCGCAAAAGCGTACCATCTGGTCAAACTATTGGCCCGGTTCTGATGCAAACGGCGATGTGACCGCTTATGTAATCACTGATCCTAATGCTCAGTTTATTGTTCAGACTGCAAACTCTAACACCACTGCCACTGCGGTTGGTGTGTCTGCGATCGGTCAGAACATTAGCTTCAACTACAATGACTACACAGGAAGTGGTGAAACCAACGGTAACACCGCTAACGGCCTGTCAACTTTCTTCGCAGACCAGTACTCGCTGATTGCTAACTCCTCGGCTGGTGCAGCTTCGAACAACTTCCTCCCATTCCGCATCATCAGCCTTGCGAACTACGTACCGGGGGCCACAAGCCCTCTGGCTGGTATCAACGGCAATGACAGCACAACCGCATACAACAAGATCGTGGTCGGGTTTAACAACTCGATGCAACGTGGTCTTGCTGGTATTTAAGGAGTAAACACCAATGGCTGTTAATCTTTCAGCAATCAAGGATCTGCTCCTTCCCGGTCTTCGCGGCGTAGAGGGCAAGTACGAGATGATCCCATCTCAGTACGACAAGATCTTTACGAAGCATGACTCGAAAATGGCTCTCGAACGTACCGCAGAAATGCGTTACCTCGGGTATGCCCAGCTTAAAAACGAAGGTGGCCAGACCACTTTTGATAACGGAGCTGGTGAGCGTTATGTCTACAATCAGGAGCACGTTGAAATTGCTCTTGGCTATGCGATTACCCGTAAGGCAATTGATGACAACCTCTACAAAACCCAGTTTGCACCTTCTAACCTTGGCCTGATTGAATCTTTCCAGCAGACCAAAGAAATCTACGGCGCAAACGTCCTGAACACTGCAACGACTTACCAGAACCAAGTCGGCGGTGACGGTGTGGCACTCTGCTCCACTGCCCATCCGATCGACGGCGGTACTGTTGCAAACCGTCCTACCACTGACGTTGACTTGAACGAATCGACCCTGCTTAACGGCATGATCGGCATTCGTACTCAGTTCCGCGATCAGGCAGGTTTGAAAGTGTTTGCTCGTGGTCGTAAGTTGGTTGTTCCTGCCCAGTTGGAGCCAGTTGCAATTCGTCTGACAAAGACTGAACTGCGCCCGGGTACAGCAGATAATGACGTGAATGCGATTCTCACGACCGCAGGTGGTTTGTCAGAAGGCTACATGACCAACGACTTCTTGACCTCCCAGTATGCTTGGTTCTTGCTGACCAACATTGATGGTCTGTCGTACATGGAGCGCATTCCCTTCGAAACTGATATGCAAGTCGACTTTGTGACAGATAACTTGCTGGTCAAAGGGTATGAGCGTTATAGCTTCTCTTACTATAACTGGCGTTCGATCTACGGTTCATTCCCAACCTTCTAAGATTGGAGACAGCAATGTCTATTTCAGCTATCTCTGGTCCTCAAGTTGTATTTGGGCAGAGCCCTTACACTCCTCTGGAATACAATCCAGAACTTGGCCCATCGGCCTTCTACGCTGGCGCGGGGATTTTAGATCCCCGTGTCCCATACACCTACATTGCCGGGCAAAACTTCGGTGCATTTACGGGCGTTTGGTCAGGTTTCGATAACATCACAACCCTGAACATTGTCCCTTACACCCTGTCTTCCGCTGCAATTGTTGCTTCGGCAAACCCAACGTCAGCCACTTTGACGCTTGTGTCTTCTGCTTCAACATCAACTGGTGTTTCTATTGTTAGCCAGATTGCTCGTGCTGATACTGGTGCAATTGATACAAATAGTGGCGCGGGTTTTGTGGCACTTGACTCCTATGCTTCGGTCTCTGGCTACATCTCCAATGGCACTTCTGGTACCGCTGGCAACACTCTGATTGTAACCACGGCTGGTAACGGCCCTCTGGCAATTGGTATGGTGATTAGTGGCACTGGTATTGCTACTGGTACTACCATTACGGGCTTTGGCCCAACAGTAAATGCTTCTAACGGTAACTCTGGTGTTGGTTTCACTGGTTCTTACACTGTTAGTGGCCAGCCTGTTGCTGCTGGAACAAGCGGTTCGCCAATCACTATCACTGCGTCTCTAAACAACGCTTTGAGTGCTCCACTTTCTAACGGTATCCCGCAGGGGCAGGCCGGAACGATCAACTTGTGGAACCCACAGGCTTTGCTCGGTCGGTGCCTGACTTATACGGCGGCTGCCAGTGCTACTTACACCACCATCACATCCACTGGTTACGACATCTATGGATGGCCTATGACTGAAACTGCCACCCTCACGGCTGGTAGCACGGTTACTGGTAAAAAAGCGTTCAAGTATATTAAGTCTATCACCCTTTCGGGCGGTACGGCTGATACAACCCACGCTTACTCTGTTGGTACGAGTGCTCTTGTGGGCTTACCTATTCGCGCTGATTCGTCAGGCGAACTAACGGCTGCTGCTGCGGCTTCGTTGACAGTATTGAACCCCGTGACCAATTTCACTGGTTTTGTTGCTGCCGACAATACATATCCGACTGCCACGACTGGTGATGTGCGCGGTACAATTAACCTTGCCAATGCGACAGGTGTTAATTTGACCCCCGCTACGGGCACCAATCGCTATGTGGTTCGTCAATCGCCCCAGCCTTACAACATCAGCTCTTCTGCTGGTCTGTTTGGTCAAACTCAATATGCCAACTTCTAAGGAGTAGACCGATGAAAGGTCATAAGGCACACCACGGGCACGGCCACCACGAGCACCATGCCCATCATGCTCACCACGCTCATCATGCACACCACGCCCATAAACACCACGGCGCAGAACATCCAGAACATGAATACGAGGAAGGCATGAAAAAGCATCACCGCAAGGCCCGTAAACACGGCGGCGCAATGGACCTTCCACATGAAGGTAAGTTTGCATCGGATAAAGCACCTAAAGAAGTTTATGAAGGTGCTGGTTCACACGTTGTGAAGGAAGCAGAAGCTAAGAAACGTGGCGGTCGTGCTAAAAAGCACCTCGGTCATGTTCACGGCGAACATGCTCATATGCGTCACGATCGCCCTGCCCGTAAAAGTGGCGGTCGCACAGGTTCCAACTTTAGCCCTTTGTCATCCGCACACAAAGGCACGGAGCCTAAAAAGCACAAGTCCTATGAGTCTGAAGTCCATTAATAGGATTTCACTGGACTAGTTAAGCGCGGGGGGTCTGCAACGACTCCCCGTTTCTTTTAGAGGTGTATCATGGCTAAATCCCCGGCTTGGCAAAGATCAGAAGGCAAGTCACCGTCTGGTGGTTTAAACGCTAAAGGACGCGCTTCAGCAAAGGCCGAAGGGCATAACCTGAAGGCACCTAGCAAAGACCATGAAAACTCACGCCACAAATCGTTTTGTGAGCGTATGACGGGCATGAAGCGCAAACTTACTGGTGCCGCTGCTGCCGCAGATCCTGACAGTCGCATCAACAAATCACTTCGCAAGTGGGATTGCTAATGACGAACAAGCCATTTTGGGATACAAAAGCACCTGAAGATCATGTGACCAAGCATTTGTCACGCAAGAAGGTACAGTTGGCCAAAGCCCACGCACGTGCAGCAGGTCGCCCTTACCCAAATCTTGTTGATAATGCTGCTGTAGCGAAGAAGGGTAAATGAGATGCGTCCTGTAACTGTTACTGTTGGGCCTTTGGCAACAGCAAGCTTGACGGCAATTTGCCTTTCTCAGACCCCAGCAGCCGGGAATTTGACACTGAATGGTGCTTTGTCCGTTACTACCACAACTGGCCTTACAGTGACTGGTACGGCTATTACATCAACCGTGGCCGTCATGGACACGCCTCGTCGCGTTGTGATCACCACTGCCGCCAACGAAAGTGCTAAGACATTTACAATCACTGGCACCGACTATAACGGCAATGCTGTCTTTGAGGTGATCACTGGGCCGAACATTAGCACTGCCGTCAGCAATATTGATTTTAAAACCGTTACCAGCATTGCAATTAGTGCAGCTGCTGCTGGTGCTGTTACTGTTGGCACAAATAACACCGCATCATCTGGGTGGGTTCGGTTTGATGAATATGCGCCATCTATGACTGCAATTCAGTGCACTGTATCTGGCACGGTAACGTATACTGTCCAGCAGACATTGCAGGATCCTAACAGCCCAACCAACCCGGTTAACCCATATCAGGTTGCGTGGCTCAATTCCTCAGATGCACAGGCTATCTCTGCTACTGGCAATATCCAAACTAGCTATCAGTATTCACCAACTTATGCCAAAGTAACAATCACCAATGGCACTGGGTCTGTTACGGCTACATTTACACAATTTGGCGTTGCGCCATACTAATAGGGGTTTTCTATGTCTGGATTGAGCCTAAGTTCAAGCACAGCCGATCAAGCAATGCTGATGGAATATCCGCAGCGTTTGCGCGATAACCTTGGCAAGCAAAAGGTATCTGAAAGCCAGAACCTATTTGAAGCAGACTTTGAATATTCTCAGCAGCCAATGCGTTGGGAAGCTTACATTTCCGGTAGTGCCACAATTCAGCAGGTATCGTCGCAGGGCGGCATTCAAATGAGTGTTACCTCGGCTTCCGGTGATGTTGCCATCCGCCAAACCCGCCCTTACATCCGTTACCAGCCCGGCAAAACTATCTATATGTCAACTGGTCTTGTGTTCGGGGCGGCTGCAACCAATCAGCGGCAGCGTGTTGGGTTCTTTGATGACGCCAATGGTATATTTTTTGAGCAGGGTGATCCTACAGCGGCTAACCCTACTGGCATGGCTGTTGTTTACCGTTCGGATGTTGGCGGTACAATCACCAATACGACCATTACTTACCCTAATTGGACTGATCCCTATAACATCAAGAGCACATTGAACTTCAATCTGATTCAAATGTACTACGTTGAATACGCTTGGTACGGCGCAGGCTTGTTGCGCTGGGGTGTAGTTATCAATGGTGAACCGTATATTCTTCATCAGATTGGTATTGCCAACCTGCCAAGCCAAACTAACCCTTGGTCGCGCACGGGTAACTTGCCTGTTCGCTACGAGCTTAGAAATGTAGGGACATCAACCGCAAGTTCCATGTTCCACTACGGCGTTTCGGTGATTGCCGAGGGTAAAATTGATACTCAGCGCGGCTTCACCTATGGTTATGGCATGGCCGCTGGCACTCCCGCCCGTCAACCCGGCGCATCTGCTGTCCGCTACCCAATTTTGTCTTTCCGTTACCGTGCAATGGGTACATTGGAATATGGCGTTGATACCAACTATTCTGGGGCAAATGGTACGTTGCCTGCGGGTGGTGCTGCAATTACCAGTGTTGCCAATTTGGCTGCTCAGGTCGGTACATCAAGCATTTCTGGCAACACATTGACCATTGGAACCGTGACATCTGGGACGGTTGCTATCGGCCAGCTTGTAACTGGTGCTAACGTAGCGGCTGGTACCGTTATTACGGGCGGTAGCGGCTCTTCTTGGACCGTTAACGTAACCCAAACTGCTGCATCTTCTACAATGTATATGACCGGGGGGACCGTAATCACGGCATCTTCCGCCACATGGACTGCTAACCAATGGGTTGGAAAGTACGTTTGGTCTCGCGGTTCAAGTGCATCAATTAGTGGTATTGTTGTTAGCGGTGCATCTGCCCCTTACACTGCTACAGCAACGACAGCCAACCCGCACTTCTTGACAACAGGCAGGTACATAACTGTTTCAGGTGGTACGACCAACACATCCGTAAACGGCACCTTCCAGATTACGGTTACTGGTCCTACGACTTTTACGTATTCGGTTACAACTTCTGGCAACCCCAGCGGGACAATCCTTTATACCCAAGGCACTGGTGCTATTGGCCGCGTCCTGTCAAATACAACGACAGCTCTCACGGTTGTTGACAACGTGATTGGCAGTGCCGCCCTTCCCTATCCAATGACGGTTTCACCAGCAGCAAGCGGTAACTACATCATTGGTGAAATTGACCGTGGTCAAGTACTCCCCGAAACGCTAAACATCTACTCTTCTGCAAACTGCACCCTTGAGTTGATTGCATCGACTTATTATTCGCCAATTGCTTTGACGGGAGCTACGTTTAATACCATGTATTCGCTTGGTTCGTTAAATAGCTTTGTAGAGCGCGATGTTTCAGCAACAGCAGTGTCTGGCGGAGAAGTAGTGTACAATACTCCGCTTCCTGCTGGTGGTTTGCAAAACTTTGACTTGAGCACTTTTTTTCCGCTTTACACCACAATTCAAGGCAACACCCCTGACCTTTTGACAATTGCGGTTACAACACCATCAGGATTTGGCACCAACACGGTAGGCGCGTCTGTCATTTCTCAGGAAGCAATGTCCTAATGGGAGGCGTTTATGACTTCAAGCGGGACAACAGTTTATAATCCATCACTTGGTGAGGTTATACTTTACGCTTTTAACATTTGCGATGTGCGCCCTACGTCAATCACGCAAGAGCATATGCAAAGTGCCAGAACTGCTGCCAACCTTTTGCTAGCAGGGTGGGCAAACCTTGGCGTAAATCTGTGGGAAGTGCAGCTGGTCACACAGACGCTGACGGCTGGCACGGGCACCTACAGCGTGGATCCAAGCACAATCATGATCCTTGATGCTTATGTTGAAGACAGCAGCACCGGGCAACCAATCGACCGTTTGATTTTCCCGGTAAGCCGCAGTGAATACGCATCATATGCCAACAAAACGCAGCAGGGTGCCGCCACCGTTTATTGGTTTGACCGTTTGATTAACCCAACCATCACATTGTGGCCTATTCCAGACGATAGCACGGTGACCCTGAAATATTATGTTGTGAAGCAGATACAGGATGCGAACTTTACAGGTGGCCAAACGCTTGATCTTCCGTATCGTTGGCTCGATGCTTTTGCTAACGGCATGGCTTATCGCCTTGCACGTATCTGGAACAAACCCATAAGCCCTCAATTGAAGATTGAAGCCGACGAATCATATAAAATTGCGGCTGATCAAGACACAGAATACGTTTCCTACTATATCTCCCCGATGATTTCTGGCTATTACAGGTAGGTTATGGCATGGCCTACGCATCTAAGGCTGGTAGGGCAAGGGTAAGCAGCAGAAGCCCACAGGCGTTTGGTGTCTGTGATAGATGCTCCATATGGTACAACCACGTTGATTTGCGTTGGCAATATCAGTGGGCGGGTGCAAAGCTCAATAACATCCGCATTTTAGTCTGCCAAAATTGCTATGACGAGCCGCAGCAGCAAAAACGCGCTATTGTGTTAACGGCAGATCCGTTGCCAGTGATCAATGCGCGTGTTGAACCCGTTGTCCGTGATGAAGTTGACTATCGCAGTGTAATTACATCATCAGTGGTTAACTCGAAAACTGGCCTTACGGTCAACACATACTCAACACGTGCAACCGAAGATGGGCAAACACGGTCAACTCAACCAATTGGACCACCCGTTGGTCTAGATTCATACGCAATATCGCCTTTAAACAACAAGGTAACGTATGGAACAACGCTGTCACTGACATCTATTGTATCCAACGGCACTACGGTTGTAACTGTTACATGTAACACTTTGCCAAGCGGGTTTGCAGTTAACAGTCAAGTGTCTATTGCTGGTACAAGCAACGGTAAAGCAGATGGGTTTTACAGCGTAACATCGGTTACTGGCTATCAATTTACTTACACAACCAATCAGATTATACCTTCAGCAAATCTTTTGCAGTCCACAACGCGCATTAGAACTGTTATAGTGGGCTTGCCTTACGAGATGACCCAGATACCGCAAACGGGAATATGATATGACCACTGTTACGATCCCGAACCTTACAGCGGCTATTTCATTGAACGGCACTGAGCAGTTAGAGGCTGTTCAAGCGGGGTCTACCGTTCGCGTTACGACTGCCCAGATTGCAACGTACACGCTGTCTGTTTCTAATAACGTGGTCAACTCAATCAGTTTTGGGACTACCGGGCTTACACCTGCTACAGGCACGGTCGGCAACGTAGTTGTTGCTGGCACATTGAACGTAGCCAATGGTGGTACAGGTGTTACAACCAAAACAGGCACCGGATCTGTTGTTCTCAATACGTCTCCCACGCTTATTACGCCTGCTTTGGGAACGCCATCATCGGGGGTAATGACCAATGTCACTGGGTTACCTTTAACAACAGGCGTATCGGGTGTATTAGGGTCTGTAAATGGCGGCACAGGATTTTCAACATACGCCACTGGCGACTTTGTATATGCAAGCGCAACAAACACGCTCTCGAAGCTTGCAATTGGCTCTAGCGGCACTGTTTTGTCATCTGACGGCACTACTTTATCGTGGCAAGCAGCGGGTACGGGCACTGTTACAAGCGTTGGCCTAGGATTTTCAACGGGTGCGTCCAATATTTTGTCTAATAGCGGGACAACATCCCCTATTACATCGTCTGGCACCTACACTCTAGCTGTGACAGGAACATCAGGTGGCATCCCTTACTTTAGCTCTAGCAGTGCTTGGACTTCTTCTGCTGTTCTGGCTGCTAACGCGATAGTCGTGGGCGGCGGTGCAGGTGTCGCACCATCGACAGTTACGACTAATTCAACCGTCCTGACGGCCATAGGAAGCGCACCAACAGGCACTGGTAGCATTGTATTGTCTACCGCGCCTACGTTTGCAACATCCATTACAAGTCCAGCGGTGTATGGCGGCACAGGCACCGCATCAACATTGACGCTTCAATCGACAACTGGTGTTGGCGCAACTGATTCGGTCGTGATTAAAGTTGGCAATAACGGTGGCACAATAGCTCTGACGGCTGCATCAAGCGGCACCGTGACGATCGGCACTTTAAACCTTACAAACGCCCTTGGTGCGGCTTACGGCGGCACCGGGCTTACATCTTTTGCTGCGGCCAACAATGCTATCTACAGTACATCCTCGTCGGCTTTAACGGCTGGTACGCTGCCTGTGGCTGCTGGCGGCACTAACCTTACATCATATGCCATTGGCGACATTCTCTATGCGTCAGCCAGCACAACCATTTCCAAGCTTGCAGCGGTAGCCAATGGACAGGTTTTAGCTTCTGCTGGTACAGGAACCGCCCCGGCATATACTTCGACGCCCTCGGTCACCTCTGTAACATCTGCATCGCTTTACGGAGGAACCGCAGCATCATCAACGCTGACGCTGCAATCAACAACTGCTTCTAGCGGCACGTTCACTGATAGCATTGTGCTTAAAGTCAACAATGCAGGGTCCGTGACCGCTATGACCGCTGTCGCGTCCGGCATTGTGTACTTTGGAACGACAACTACCCCCACAACAGGTGCTATTGCCCTGCCAACGGGGACAACTGGTCAACAGCCCGGTACTGCATTGACAGGCATGTTGCGGTTCAATACCACAAAAACGTCATTTGAAGGCTATAACGGTACTTCATGGACTTCTGTCGGCGGTGGCGCAACAGGCGGTGGAACAGATCAAATTTTCTACCTAAATGGGCAGACAGTCACCACAAATTATGATATACCGTCAGGCCAGAACGCTGGGACATTTGGTCCTGTTACAATCAATAGCGGGGCGGTTGTCACCGTTCCATCTGGTTCAACTTGGAGCATTGTCTGATGCCTGTAAAATTAAACGGTTCCACTTCAGGGTATGCCCAGATCAGTGCGGCAGCGGTAGCGGCAAGCAATACGCTTACCCTTCCTGACGGCAACTCCACGCTTGTTGATCTGATTACAACGCAGACCCTTACCAACAAGACGCTGACAAGCCCAACCATCACTGGCGCAACATTAACGACAACAACCTTGACCAGTCCGACAATCAACGGGACGCCCATTATGGGCGCAAGTGTGATTACGCAGGGGTCAGTAGCAAACTTAACAAGCGGCGTAGCGGCTGGTTTTACTAACATTCCAAGTTGGGTAAAACGCATCACCATTTCTATCAGCAATTTGACCAGCGCGGCAACGCAAACATCCGTTAACATTATTCAGTTGGGAACTGGCGCAACACCGACATACACAACAACTGGGTATCTTGGGACAGCAGGACAGTTTGCGTCTGGAACTCCAAACGTTACAGCGTATACAACAGGATTTGGTCTTTCTTCTTCAAACGTTTCTAATATTGTTAAATCGGGCATTGCCACCTTAACATTGCTTGATGCCGCAACAAACACTTGGGCGTTTGCGTTTACAGGTGCTATGTCAACTGGGTCTACATTAGTATTAGCCGCTGGCGGTTACATTGCCCTTGCTGGCGCATTGACGGCTGTCCAGTTAACTACCGTCAACGGCACAGACACATTTGCCACTGGCAAAATCAACATTCAATACGAGTAAGGGGTTCAATCATGGAACGCATTGAAGTTAACTGCGAAACAGGTGAAGTTAAGATCATTCAGTTGACCCCTGAAGAAGTTGCTGCGGCTCAAGCGCAATATGCGGCATG